CCCGTCCTAGCGAGCGAATCTAAGAGGAAATGATTATGAGTTCTATGTCGAAGTTTGATCTTGCTCTTGAGCGAGTTCTTGAGCGTAAGGTTGATGAGTATTTTGGCTCGTTGCTTGAGTTGAATCGTGGTCCAGTTTTGCAGGTTCATGCAGCAGTGACACGAAATGGTCTCACAAAGGCTGTTCGCAAGACCAAGCGCAGTCAACTTGCTGATATGAAGCGTGGTGAAGAATATTTCTTCCCTGTGCCGAAGGGTGTTGATGTTGGTCGATGGACTGACCGATGGTCTTCAGCCATCGACTCGATGCAAAAGAAAACTGGATTTAAGTGGACGACGCATCGAGATCGAGAAAACGGTGGAGCAGTGATTGTTCGCACTCGTTAATTCTTGCTGGTTTACTTTTGCGATTGTTTATAGTATAATGTTCTTGTCCGTTGTTAATTTGGAGATTTTTTATTATGGCTAATCCGACTCGTAAGATGATTGAAGTGTATGAGATGTTGAAGGACGGCAAGCCGTTCAAGTTCGATACTCTCGTTTCTCGTTTGGGCTGCAAGCCTGTGACTGCGATGGTTCTGATTTGTGCGCTGAAGCGTGACTGCGATGCGAACATTGAGACGATCCGCGACGGTCGTAAGGTTGAGTCCTATCAACTCCATAATGCCGCAGCGATTGCGAGCAAGATGGTTGGTAAGACCAAGGCAGTGAAGGCACCGAAGGTTGCGAAGGTTGCGGTCTTGAAGACCAAGACTACCGTGAGCCGCAAGCCGAAGGCTGTCGCAGTTGATGATGGTTCAATCGCGACTCTTGATGTTCAGGAAATCGACAGTGATGCCGAACTGGAATCGCTGAAGGCTGAACTCGGTCTGAGTGAGTCTTATTCGGAGTAAGGCTCGATCGGAAAGGGGGACTTCGGTCCCCCTTTTTCTTTACAGGTGCATTATGAAACGACAATGGCGATGTGTGACGAAAGATTGTCATTACTATTTCCAAGTCCACAATGGATTGGTAATTGGCCAAGCATACAATCTCGCTCATACGATTGTTTGGGGTGCGAAGATTCCAGTCAGTGCAACTGAAGAATTGATTCTTGGTCAGTACATTGAAATGGAATATGCCAAGCAAGCCATTGAAGAATATTGGGATGAAAAAGATCGAACATTAGAGGTGCCGAGTGAACATCTTCTACCTACATTATGATACAAAGATCTGCGCGCAAGAACATCTTGACAAACATGTCGTCAAGATGATTGTTGAGTATGCGCAATTGCTTTCAACGGCACATCGTATTCTTGACGGCAATCAGTATTTCGACAAAAGTAAAACTAGTCGAAAAATTCATCGCTGGAAGTTGGATGACTATCGCGAGGACAAACTGTATCATGCAGTGAGTTGGAATCATCCCTCTGCAATCTGGGTGCGCCAGTCTAACTTACATTACGACTGGCTCTGGCATCTGTATAAGAATCTTTGCGAAGAGTATCGCTATCGTTACGGTGGCTCTACAGATAAGCAGCACAAGACTTCGCTGCTTCTGTCGGATTTAAGTTTTCTTCCCTACAACATTCCTCGAACGGTAGAGTTCCAAGAGCCACCGCAAGCGATGCCAGAGGATGTAAAGGTTCCTGGGAATTCAATTCAAGCATACAAGAACTATTATCTGAAATACAAGAAAGGGTTTGCGAACTGGAAAATAAGAGGCGCACCTTCTTGGTATAAATAAATGGATGAAGAAATTCTCTGAATTTAAATCCGATGCTCGCGGGAATCTATCCGTCTGGGATATCGACGAAACTCTATTCCAGACCAAAGCGATGGTCCATGTAATGAAAGATGGAAAGAGAATCAAGTCTCTTTCTAATAGAGAATTCAACACATACAAACTCAAGACTGGCGAGACATTCGACTTCACTGAGTTTCGCGATGCAAAGTTATTCAACAAGACTTCGGTGCCAATTCAGCGAGCAATAGATAAAGCAGCCAAGACTTTGGAAGCCTATGCAAAGTTGCCGAACAGTAAGGTAATTGTTCTCACTGCTCGTTCAGACTTCGATGACAAAGAAACTTTCCTTTCGACATTCGAAAAGCATGGGTTGAATATGAGCAATGTTCATGTACACCGAGCAGGTAATCTCGGAATGCCATCTGCTCAAGCCAAGAAAGTTTTTATTCAACAGTATCTAAATACTGGTATGTTCAAGACTGTTTCGTTATTTGATGACGATCCGAAAAATCTAGAAGTGTTTCTTTCTCTACGAAAGCAATTTCCAGATGTGAAGTTTACTGCGTATCTCGCCAATCACGGATACTTTAGGAAAGTTTAATTTATGCCAACTTACGAGTTTTTGAATACAAAAACAAAGAAGATTGAAGAACATATAATGTCCGTTTCTGCCTATGATGATTTCAAGGTAGACAATCCTCATTTAGAAAGATATTACAGCGACGCACCATTGTTCAGTTACAGTGGAACAGGTGATCTATCAGGAAAGAAAAACGACAACACTTGGAAAGAAGTCATGCATAAAATTGCTGAACAAAATCCAAGAAGCCCACTTGCTGAAAAGGTTCTTCGTAAAGATACAAAACGAGTAAAGACTGATCAAGTATTCAAGAAGCACAAGTTACTTCAAAAATGAGGATACTAAATGTCAAAGAAAAAGAATGCATCGAACACCACGATTGAATTTGAAAATGAACAACATGTTCGAGTTAATACTCCGAGTAAAATAAAACCATCTGAACTCAAGACATTTGAACCTTTAACAGACAATCAAAAGAAATTCTTCGATGCTTATGGGCGCGGTGATTATTTTATCATGCTTACTGGTTCTGCGGGAACTGGTAAGTCTTTCATTGCGTGCTATAAAGCAATGCAAGAAGTTTACGACAAAAATTCTTCTTTCAAGCGTGTTGTTATTGTACGGTCTGCTGTTCAATCTCGCGATGTGGGCTTTACTCCAGGCTCTCTAGAAGAAAAGATGAGCCTGTACGAACAACCGTATATGCAGATCTATCACACGCTGTTCAATCGCCGTGATGCATACGAAGGTCTAAAGGATGCAGGGAAGATTGAATTCATCTCGACTTCTTTCATTCGTGGTATGAGTTTTGACGATTCGATTATTATTGTAGATGAATGCCAGAACATGAACTGGGAAGAATTGTCGACTATCATGACTCGCGTGGGCTATCGTTCTAAGATTATCTTCTGTGGTGATTATAGACAGACTGATTTGTATCGCAAGCAAGGTGATAAGTCTGGGCTTTGGAAGTTCCATCAAATTGCCAAGAGTATGCCATCGTTCACCAGCGTAGAGTTTACAACTGATGATATCGTGCGTTCAAGTCTTGTGAAGGACTTCCTAATTGCTGTTGATAAATTTGAGCAAGAAAATACTTGACTTTGGCTTGACTTTGCTATAGAATAGACTATGTCGGTTTTGATAGAGATACTTTATAATGTTTAACCATATACACCATGATTTTCCCAAACTCTTGCAAGAGAATGTTGATGGCACTCGATGCTATGTGACACCTACTGGTGAAAAGTATCCTTCTGTCACTACTGTTCTTTCCGACTATGGCAAGAAAGAACTTATGGAATGGCGCGCAAGAGTTGGTGAAGCCAAAGCCAATGAGATCTCTCGTAAAGCGACCACTCGCGGAACTGGTGTCCATAAAGCACTAGAAATGTATCTCAAGAATGAAGATGTTTCTTCTCTCGAAATGCTTCCGAATGTTAAGTCTTTGTTCGTCCGAATGAAGCAAGAAATAGACGCAAAGGTGAATAACATTCACTGTCTCGAAGATCGTCTATTCTCTCATGAACTTGGTCTTGCGGGAACTGTAGATTGTATCGCCGAACATAATGGAATTCTCTCTGTAATCGACTTCAAGACTTCTGTTCGTCTCAAGAAGAAAGAGAACATTGGCAATTACTTTATGCAAGCCGCAGCATATCGCCAGATGTTTCATGAGATGACTGGGCTTGATGCAAAGCAGGTCATCATTCTAATTGGAGTTGATACGGCGAACTTTTGCCAAACTCTTGTAGTCAAAGAAGATGAACTCGAACTACATAAACAAGAACTCCTGAAATATATCGATGCTTATAATCGCAAGAATAACTTGCTTTGAGTTTGATTTTGTAGTATAATAGATCTATAGGTTAGGAGAAACAAATGAAATGCGTAAGTTTAGTTGCTATGAGTGCAGTCCTCCTGCTTGGCTCGCAAAGTGCCGTCGCTCAGACGGAGGACGATATCGACATATTGCTGGGTGCCGCTGCTGGAGCCGCAATTGGTTCTACGATCGGCGACGGTGATGGTCGCAAGATTGCCACTGTTCTTGGTGGGCTGATTGGCGCGAATGTGGCAAGAGATCGCCATGGTGGATATTATAGCAGTCGTAGACTCGAATCTATTTGTAAAGATCGTGTTCCTGCGCAGTATCGAAGAAATGTTGGTGTGACTCGTTCTTGGATAAATGGTTGTGTCATTCGG